CCAATCCATTGATTGGATTGGTAAGCATGAGAACACTGTTCGCAGTTTAGGGATAAACGAACGAGACTTACAAGCGCTAAGAAAACACGGCGGTTCGCGAGAATACTCTTTGCGACGAGCATGCGTTCAGTGGGAGAAGGCCAACGATGCCATAACCAAATTACTACTCATTGATGGAAACTTCAACGATGAGCAAAGAGCAATATGGAAACAGGCTCAACAACTCAAAAAAGATGCAAAAAAGGAATGGAGAAATTCTTTACACTCTGTTGATAACATCAAGAAAACTGATGCAATTGTGTTGACAAAAGCGCATGCAATTCTTGAAGAGCGTGGCCCTCTTTCTTCAAACGAGTTGTGTGCAAGCATTGAGAAGGCAAGAAATCTTTCTGCTAACCGATTAAGCATGATTCTCAAAATGCATGGTGTTGATTACAACATAGAGAAGATTGGCTCATCGTGGGGAATTGTACGCGACGATACTGTCATTTTCAAAGATGTATGGGCCTACGCCGCAGGGTTCCTTGACGCAGACGGTTACATTACCATCACGAAGAGGATGGAGCCGCGCGCTGGTTTCATCGCTACGGGTGAGCGAGGTAAGATGCATTGTGAGAATTTACACAAAGCACTTGGTTGTGGGGTTTTGCAAACTGATTTGAAAATTCATAAAAACAGCCGACGCACTCAACACCGCTTGCAATTTTACAGTGAAGCAGACTTAAGAAAATTGATGAAGGGTATTACCAAACATTTGCGAATGAAAAAGGGACAGGCTGGTGCGGTTATTGAGTTGCTTGATTTGCGCGGGCGTAAAACTGACATTATGAAATCTCGCCGTGATGAGTTGTATCGCATTGTTAAATGGTTGAATTGGAAAGATGTACCGGATAAACGCGAAGAACTGTTGAAGGAGTGGAACATTGATGAGGTGGGAGTTCGTGCAATGTTTAGTCGGGACGGTGAAACCCTTCGTCTCCTTGACGACGCTACCCGACTTGTGGAGATGATTTAATGGCAGAAAAACAAGGCTTAGTGGGGCGTTTCTTATCCTCGATAACGAAACCGTTCAACCGACGAACAACACCCGAACCGCAGATGCCTTTGTGGAAGACGGGTATTCAAGAACCTGTTCTTGTTCAAGGTGTATCAATACCTGCTCTTTACGCGACTGTTCAAGAATCAATTATTCTTCGCACTACGATTAACACTCTATGTCAAGAAATTTTTCGTCGCGGGTATTATTGGGAGAAGAAATACCACAAGAAATGCACGAACTGCGAAGAAGAATATCAACATGATACTGTCACTGAGTGTCGCATTTGTGGGAACGAAGAATTTGACAGTCCCGACGCTGACCAAATTCTTTACCCGCGATGGTTGATGAAACAGCGAAACAGCATGGACCAATCTTTTATTGAAGTGATGAAAGAGGTTGAATGGGATTTGGATATTGTTGACGATGCTTTCCTCATTCTTCTCAAGGAATACTTCATTGACCCCAGTAGTGGTAAAATTGAATTTTTCCGAATCAAAGAGTTGATTCGCGGCGACCCTACATTCATGCGTATTGTTGCTGATAAAGCAGGTAAGCGCGGAGGACGATACCTTCTATGCCCTGTTCACCGCGACAAGACCTACTCTCATAACGGGGACCACAAAAAATGTGAAATATGCTCTCTACCGTTGCAAGACATTCACTACATCAACACCGCAGGTAGTGGTAAAACACAGTATTACCTTGAAGGAGAAGTTCTGCATATATCAAAATTCAACCCATCGAAGTTGTATGGTCGTTCTCCTGTCGCGAGCATGTGGCGGCAAGCAATGAGCCTTACTGCTATGGATAATTACATTTACCTTGCATACCAAAAGCGACGCATACCGCGCGGTGTTCTTGCTATTACAACCGACAACATACAATCGACAGCATCCTTTTGGAAGGGAGCAGAAGAGAAGATGGAGCGCGACCCTCACTACATTCCAAAGGTTGGTGTTGAGTCAGCATCCGGTCGCGGTAAAGTCGAGTTTGTTCGTTTCATGGACAGTCTTGACGAGATGCAGTATTCTCAAATCCGCGATGAAATACGAATGCGCATAGCCGCGTTTTATGGTGTGTCCAATGTTTTCATGATGGATACTGGAAAATCGGGCGGTTTGAATAATGAAGGAATGCAAATTCTCGTCACCAACCGCGCTGTCGAATCGGGGCAAAAATTGTATTCCCGTGAACTCTTCCCTCGTTTGCTTGAGCAAATGGGTGTTAGTGATTGGTGTTTAACACTTTATCCTAACGAAGAAGAAGATGAAATCACACGCCTTCGTCGCGATGAACAAGAAGTCAACATTGCACAGCGCATGCAAGGGCTTGGTTTCCAGCCCGAACTTACAGAAGATGCCGGACGCGACATACGATTTACTTACAAGAAACCCGACCCACAAGAAGCCGCACAGCAACAGGCTGGCGGTATGGGCGGAATGGGAATGCCACCGGGTGGAATGCCACCGGGTGGCGGTATGCCTCCACCTATGCCGCCGGGGGGCGGCATACCTCCACAGGGTGGGGGTCCAATGATGCCGCCCGGAGGTGGGCTTCCACCGGGCGGTGGAGGGCCTCCACCCGGTGGGCCGGGACAAATCATGATGATGGAGAAGGCTATCGGGCTTGGTGAAGGAACAGGGCAACGCGATAATGGACCTGCTCCTATCAGTTCCGAAACGCATCAATCGGGCGCTCCTTCACCTAAGAAAAATCAAAGGGGCGCGAAGAAAACACCCATAGAACAGGCCCTTGACAGCATCCAGTCTGCCACAGACCCCACCGCGAAACAAAAAGATAGCGGGTTCCAATAGGTTAAAGTGGTGATGCGTCTTCGTCGGAGGCATGAGCCTCCTAACGAAGATGGACCCAATGGTGCGCAAACTTGAATCTGCATTATCGGAGTTCAAAGTCGCGCTTGCTAATAACGACCTTGTGTCAGCAGAGCAATTCTTGCGTAGTATTCAATCAACCAGTGATTTTCTCGCCGACGATGTGACGCAAATTTACAAGTCCGAACAAGGGGGCAGTCGTGTTCTTGGTGTCAATGACCGATTCGCTGGTGGTGTACCTGTTATGCAATTCAATAGCACACAGGGTGTTATCGCGAAAGGTGACAGACCAATGGGTTACATTGGACCCGACCGCATTGGTGGAATCTTCAAGAAGCAAGGACAGGTGTGAACATGAGCGACGACAACACCGATGCTATGGTGTTGATGAAAGCGCTCATCAGCAAAATGGAATCTATGGACGCTGAATTAGTCAGCATGCGTAAAAGCATGGATTCTCCAATGACACTTCTCAAGCGCGCAGGATTTGTTCGAGCAAACACACCAGCCAACGAAGATGTTTGGGGCGACCCACTTCGCGGTGACCGTAGTGATGTTATTACTAAAGCCGCCAACGCTATTGATGATGCAGGAGTTAGCATGCCGGATTCAAACGAAGCATGGCACGAAATGGATTGGAGTGAAATTCACGCTATGGCTGACACAGCCGCACAAGCCGAAGGAAGGAGGATTGACCAATGAAGCCAATGAAAGTTGAAGCAGGTAAGTTTGCACCCGATGTTGATGAGATGATTCAAAAGGCAAACGAAATGATTGCTAAGGTTGACAAAGAAACCAAAGAGTTTGGTTCGGAACACGCTGATTTGTTTAGCGAAGTCACTGGTGTTGAACCTGTCAAGACAGGGTACTATGATACCAATCAAAGAATGATTAAAGTCGAAGACAAGAAGAAGACTGCTCCTAAGAAAGAAGAAGTGAAGTTCAAGAACGCGAATCCTCATGAGAATGCTTTGGAGGCGCATGAGAATAAAGCAGGCGACCCGTCCGATAAGAATCCTCAAGGAGCATACAACCTCACTGATTATCTTTGAGGTGAATGTGTGCGAGAAAACGCTTCGCAATATCACGCAAGAGTCGTCAACGACTTTTACGATGCTTTAGTCAAGGGCATTGATGCTCGCAACGAAGCGGCGAATGTTCTCTTTAGCGCACAGAACCTTAACAATCACGGTATCTCTTTCAGTCCACTTCTCAAAGATGCGAAGAATTATCTCGCAACGATGCTTAAACCAACAGCCTTTGAAGAGTCAAAAACCATCCGAGCACGCTCCACGAAACACGAACCTGCTCGTCATCCTCAACATCGAGCCATTCGTTTGTTCACAAAGGAGCAATTGGAGAAGGCGATTGAAGAAGGGAATCTCAACGCCATAGATGAGATGGTCCGCGACGCAACAGCGTGGAGGCACGAAACGCGCCCAAATAACGAACACCATGACATTATTGACACACCGCACCATCCAGTTCACGCTATGGGTTTGTTTCCAAATTATGGTGACGATGCGTCTTACGAAAGCATACCAGTCCTTCATCAATTGATGAGGAAGATGTTTTCGCGCGGAAGAGCAGGTGATTTCAACAAGGCGATGAAAAAAGCCGCGAAGAAGTTGCACCCTACTTTGAAGAAAGATAACCTGCTTGGTGCTTGGGGTGGTAACAATTTCAACATTGAGAAGATGTTTGACATAGGTTTTCAAGATTTCAAAAAGGATTATGAGAACAAATTTCCTCAACAGAAAGACCATTTGAAGGAGTATTTCGTTTGGGCCAAACAGTGGGAAAATGAAGGGTTACCTCGCGATTACATTATGCGGAAAGGATTTGATGAGAGCGGAAAGCCACATAACGATGCAGGCAGAACCTTGAGTAAAGTTGTAGCAGAAAACAAAGCCATCAAAACCGAAGATGGGCGTTGGGTGTACCCTTCACGGGAACGCATTGGAATTGACGCATACCGCGACGGTGTTTACATGTTGCCGAATGATATGATACGCGACATTACTCATTGGAAGTTGACGGGTGCTGAGAGCCAAAAAGAACTGAACCGCATAACAAACGGCAACACCGAAGTAGGTTCTTACATGGCGCTCCACGGTCGCGTCTTCAACACTGCGCTACGCCATTCTTACGCTGGTGGAGCATTGAAGAGGGGTGGTTCTCACATGGCTCCTAATCGTTACAAGATGGACAGTGACCTAAGACGAAAACTTGAGCAGTCTCCAAAAGAGTTCGCGAGTGAAATGGCTGACAATATCAAGAAAGGTCGGCGCTTGAATGACATTGCACCCTTCCAAGATAGTTTGCTACAAAGTTTTGATTTTTCAAATACAGTCGATGAATACGCGAAGGAAAAGGGTTTAGAGATAACTGGCGGAGGGGCTTATCCTCATCATATCGTTGACGAACTTTTTGGTACAGAATATATTGAAATGACTGACGAAATACCCGATTTCAAAACACTGCTTGATGATGGATTTTTCAAAGGCAGTGCCGGTGAAGAACTTCTCAACGACTTTGCTCAAAAAGCAGGTGAAGCCGTAGCGTTTGAAGGCAAGATGGATTTGATGATGGAGTCTATGAATGACTTTCATTACACTCGCAACTATCCCGAAGATTGGAGTGACCCGAAGGATGCAAAAGATGAACAGACTGTGTTAGGGATAATGACGGAAATCATGGGCGCTCATGGAAATCAAAACGAAGAATTTGATGATTTTGGATACTTGCGCGATGGTGCAATGCCGGGTGTTTGGTTTGATACCCTACGAGGCGAAGAAGGTGAGCAGGAGCGTCTTATCGTCCCCTCCTTCCGTCAAGACTTCCCTAACAGGAAAGTAGGGACTCAAGAAGGACCAAAGAAGGGTCGCGTGAAGGAAAAGTTACGCGACTCATTCAAAATGGTTGGCGATGAAGCCCTCGATGAACAGAATCTCGCTCGCTTGAAATTAACTGCTGATAAGAACGGATACAGTCAAGGTGAGGTTTTTGAGATGGAATCTCAGTTCAAAGATGGCAAAGCGGTGTATGTTGACTTGAAGGATGCTGAGAATCCAGCCGCGGCAACTCGCGCAGTTGGTCGTGGTGTAACGGCGGACATGGAAGCATTCACCAAAGACATGCCTCGTCCGCGCGTACCATCAAGTGACACGCTCGCACCGTTCGTTGGAGCGGAAGCACATTTCATGGCTGACCCTTCGGACATAACACACATCTTAGGAATGGATGGGTTGCATGAATCGCATGATTTAGTATCAAATCATCCATTGTCCGAAATTGACTTGTTGCGCGCTAATGCACACAACAAAGGGCATGAAAAATTGTTTTTAGCGGAACACTTGAGAGGCGATAAAACCAAGCGTCTTGATTATGATAGGAGTAAACCCGAACACACACTCAAAATCCCCATCGGTCTTTTTGGTTTCCATGAACCAATTGATTTGCGAGACGACGAATCATTGGCTCAATGGAAGAATGGTGTCAATCGCTCTTCGCGACGGAGCGACCCGACAAATCAAGGACGGAGTGCTCACCAAATTCATCGTGAGTTGGCAGGTGCAGTGGATACTCAAGGGACTCAGTATTCTTCATTTTACAGTGTTGAAGAATACCAAAAATACATTGATGCATTAAAGAGAGGTGAATTTTACGCTCCCGACACACTCGTTCATGGTGCTCTTACGACCAAACAAATCAAACGAGAAATCATGGCTAATGAGGGAATCAAGCCGAAGACTTCTAAAGCGTCAAAATTGGACAAGCGATTGAAAGAATATGAAGGGCAAGAAGATGGTGTTGTACCTTTTGGGTTCGATGAGCACGGTCAAGAATATGTGATAGCCCCCGACATATCCACTCTTGCTCTTGCGCGCAAAAATGAACTCACTCATCAAATTGCATACGAAGATGATGATGCAAAGCGCGACATACTGTATGGTAAAATCAATGATTTACAACCTCACATCAGTGAAGGAGAGGCGACGAAGCCGATTCAAGACCATTCGCAGATAGCGCGACAGACTCATGATGTGACTAAAGAAATTTTCAACACCCTTGTGAAGCCAGCCTTTGAGCACCACTTCCCCGGTGTATTCGGCGAAGAAGGTATGGACGCTAAGAAAAACAACGACGCGTGGAACGCTACTGCTTATGGTTTACATATCGCCGAATACATCGCGACAAATCTCACACCAAGACAACGCGAAAGATTGTGCTATTCAAATGAAGAAGAAGGCAAGCCACCAACTCACGGCCTCACGGTTCATGGGAGCGGTAGTTTCGGTAGCATGGGTCAATACATTGACAAAGACGCATTGAAGCGCATCAACGAATTAACAGTCGAGCGACCTTCTTATGGTAGGCGAGGGGAGTATCGCGACCTCTCGGACTTTTTCCCCGAACATGTCAAAGGTCATGAGGTTGCTTCTCATGTTTATGCTAAACACGCTAAACAAAGGCAACCACAAAGTGTGTTTGATGATGTTATGAAGGAAGTTACTCAAGCCGCACAAGAACAAGGCATCTCCTTTGAGGATGCTTTCATGGCGCGCTACTATACTCACAATCGTCTTGAGGAACCAGTGAAGAAACAAGGACCTTCGCGAGTGACAGATAAAAGCAGAAAAGGGCGCAGGTATGTTGACAGCCATCTTGATTTAATCGAAAATCCTAAAGACGCACATGCATCGTTGCTATCCGGTACGGGTCGCAAGAGGATTCACCACGCTGAGGGTGGCTTGCACAATGGGCTTAGAGAGGAAGGTGAAGAAATTGGATTCTTACACGGTGGAAACACAGTGATATACAATGGAAATAGATTGTCAATGAATGATGAATTTGAAGCCATCAGTGAGGTGATGAATCACATGTTTGAACATACCAAAGGTGGTAGCAATAGGGACATCTTGGGACAAGGTATCCGAATGACCACAGGGTCTATGGAGAAGAAAATTTTCCCACAAGGTAGTAAAAGAGATTTGACCACTCGCTATGGTAAAATGCGAATGTTGGCTCATGCTCTTGGTGATGAGACTATTGAGAGGGCTGGAATGAGTGTTCTTAAACCGAAAACTAAATTGAAGTTTGGTGGAGATTCTTTTCAAAACGCGCCACTCATCCCTGTTTATACGAGCAAGGAATACATGAACCGTCACGGTCGTTCCGTGCATGTACCACGCACCATCAACAAAGACGCGCTCCATCAAGGGAACTTTGTTTTTCAATCAAAAGAGGTGTCACCCAACTGCTCGCCAAACAATGAGCGCATCAAATTGGCTGTTTCGCGAGATGCTATGCTCGATGTAAACCCCGCACTTCAACCCCACACATTTGGTATGGACAATTCTATGGGGCAACAAACCGTTTTCCAAAACCAAGCGGCGAGCGCAAATGACCTCACAGACCTCAAACTTGCTTCTTCCGATGTTCTCATAGACGACTCACTCATCTTCAAAGACGAAGGACGACCACCGCCGGTCAAGTTCATGCATCGTATTTTCAGTTTAGAAGACATGCAACACTTGCGCGGATTTACAGGCGATTGGGTTCTCACATTATACCCTCAAGGAGAGCATGTCATCGCGACAAAAAAAGGAAAGAAGTTTACTGCATACGGCGCTGACGGCGAAGTGAAACTGGACGAAGCGATACTGCAAGAGAAAGACAAAGTGTACGAGAAAGACTTCGTAGTTCACGCGATTCTTCATGACGGCATTATGACCGTCATTGATTTGTTAAAGACGGCTGACGAAGAGACGCACAACATGCCTGCTAAAGACCGCATCCGCCATCTTCGCGCTCAGTATGAATCCAGTGAACACATTAAGATGCCCGAACCCATCAACACCAAGCGTAGTGATGAAGAAGGATTGCAGACCGCTATTGAAGGACTGCGAGGTGAGCAGAACATTGACATCCTTCTTCGCGATGCGAATGCAACTTACATGAAAGGTGAGCCTCGTCACCCTAAATGGGTGTTGCTTAGCAAAGAAAAGATGGTTGATGTAATCATACTTTCACGCACCGGCAAGAATTACACTGTTGGGGTAGGACCCCTCATGCATCCCGAACATTATGGTAAGCGCGCACAGGAGTACGAAGGTGAGCATTACATGATGATAGGTAACGCGAAAGGGCCGCGTGGTTTGAAGGCGGGAGATTTCGCAACAGTTCGTTGCACAGGAGTCAGCGCATCCAAAGGAGAGCACCCTGTTTATCGCATACGCGCCGCGAAGATTACGGACAACGAACCTCTCGCATCCGACAGTGTTGAAACACTCTCAATTCTCGCAGGTGAGCAACATGTCGCTCAGCGCGTAGCAGTCAAGAAAGGTAAAATTATCATCAACTTCCCTGCTTTTGACGATGATGTTATCTGTAAAACGCGCGAAGAAGAAGGTCTTTGGTTTGTCGAGCCTCAAACAACTACATGGGGTAATGAATATCTTGTTCGTTTAGCCGAGGACCAACGAGTGTATTGGGAATACGAGGCGGCTCTCTTGCTCAAGCAAGAGGAAGAGGGTGAACCCGAATACGATGAAGTGAATCCCGAAAAACCTGCTGGACATGTGAAGAAACCAAAGAAGGTTCTTGAAGAGGAAGAAGAGATTATCAAGCGTGGACTTGAATTGATGGAGCGCGGATTAGAACATTTGTCTAAAGAGAAAATCACCAGCACAGGTGTGCAAGGATTGGGTATTGGTTATGCGACACCCGATGAACACCCGCGCGGACCTACTCAAAACATCAATGACAATACTCTCCCCGATTTTGACCCTGCCGCTCGCGAAGATAGCGAAGAAAAGCCTGCCACTGCGAAGAAAACCAAGAGACTGCTAAGCACTGAGGGTGAAGAGGCAGTGCTTGAAGACGACGGTGTTATCGCTGTAAAGTAGGGTTCCATTCATATAGCATGAATGAAAATCGCGAAGTCAATGGCTATCCTTGCGGCTCCATCCTCGGTTTCCGAACCCATCATCTTGAAGGGCATGGGGAACGACTTGGTTGTTGCAGGCTACGCTTCCGTTGAAATGGTTGACAAGCAAGGCGACCTTATCACACGCTCAGCATTGAAAGAAGCGTTTGGCGGATTCATGAAAGCAGAAGGATTCCGCAATGTGCAACTCGCGCACTCCAACATTCAAGTAGGTACGGTCATTCCTTCCTACACAGACTCCAACGGACGACTATGGAAGTCGGAAGTTGATGATACGGGTATGTTTGTCGTTATCAAACTCCGTGGAGACATTGAGAAGGCACGCGAAGTGGCTTCCGAAATCCGCAAAGGGAACCTGCGCTCGTTCTCTATCGGTGGTCAAGCATTTGAGCGCGTCAACAAGAGCGACCAAACCCGCGGTGACTACCGCGAAATCCGTCGCATGGAACTCCACGAAGTGACGATTTGCGAGAAGGGTATCAACCCCGAAGCGCAATTTCGTATTCTTAAGGAGGATACAGGTGAGAATATGACCAATACGATGACAGAACTGCAAAGCGTCCTTGAGCGTCTTTCTAAGAAATTAGACGATAAGGAAGAAGACAAGGAAGAGAAAGACAAGGGCATCGAAGATTTGATGAAGCCTAAAAAAGAAAAGCCAAAGCCGCCTATGTTCGGAGACGACGAAGATGAACCCGAAGACGACGAAGATGAAGAAAGCATGGCATACTCCGATGATGACGAGAAAGACAAAGAGGATGATGAAAAGATGAGCAAAGGAAATGATATGATTACGAGCGACTACTTGGTATGGCTTGAGTCAACTGTGAAAAGCGCGGGCTATGACCCGAATGCCGCACGCGACCACTTCAACAAGGGATACGGACCGGGCGAATCGGGCTACGACCATCGAGGACAAGGTTCACTTGAAGGCGCTGGCGAAGATGATTCCGGCAAGCGACCACAGCAGAACTTCGGTTCCGCACCAACTGGAAACAAGACTGTCATTAAGAGCCAGTATCTTGCTCCTAACAATGTCTCTCAATCCGAGATTGAATCTGCTTACGAGGTCTTCAAGGCCGCGGCTACTGAGCAGAACTTCAAGGCTGATTTGAACAACCACTTCACAGAGCGATTCCTCAAAGAGCAAAAGGCAGAGGCTGATGCAATCGCAAAGTCTCAATTTGATTCTCGCGCACCTTTGGTTGAATTGCAGAAGGCTGTCCTTGCTCTCAATGACCGCATTGACAATGTTTCTTCAACCGGCGGCTCCATGCTTGCTAAGTCAGCAAGCACCGCAACCGTTACCATTCCTAACACCGCTGAGATGGCCGATTTGTCGTGGAACGATGTTCACCGACTTGCCGACAAAGCGTTGACAGGAGGCGATTACTGATGGCAAGAAATTATGTACGAACAGTTCAAGACATGGAGCGATACTACTACGGTGGCGCTTCTCAAACCGGCTACACCTACGGAGCAGGTGACATTCTCAAGGCAGACGCGCCTTTGTTGTCCACTACCGCAGGAACCTACCAAGCAATCTATGGACGAAAGGTTTGGTCACAATTGAACCAAGAGTTCAATGCCTTCTCTATTCTTCCTAAGAAGCCGTGGGAGCGCAGTGGATGGCGTATTCTTACCGCTCGCGCTGAAAGTGGCGTGACTGGTGGTATCGCCGAGAACGGAA